TTTATAACCACTACCATTAACACTAAAACTTCTGAAATCTTTGAAACGAAGATTTCCATAAAGTGAATCAGTCATTGAATTTCTGTCAATTCTTAGCTGATGCTCAACTATCAACCCGCCATTACTTTGCTGAGTATAGCTATCCTGGTCACCCTGCAGCACATCTGTGGGTCTGTTCATTTCAGTTAATGAAACTCTCATTTATCCTCCCTTTGATAGACCGGGTCCGAACCCCGTGGAAATCTCATCGACTCTTCCATGTGAAACTTTAGCTTTGCGGGCTAGGAAAAACTGCCTCAATGGGCGGCTTCTGCGGATTAATAGTTTCGTAATTTCTTCGTTTTTCAATCATCCTGATATAGAAGTCATAAAGCTCTTTGCGCATGCGCTGCTTCATTTCATCAGGCAATGGTTCCTGCAATTTCTTCCACTCATCCAGTTCAGGCTTGCAAGTAACATAAGCCTCATCAACGATTTTTTGTGGCTGAATGTCGGATTTAATGAAGGGGATAGTGTGGTCATTCAGGCATTTAACCTCTGGCGTTTCAAATGCCCTGTCATCCGCTATTGCTGTCATGGAAATCAACATTCCAGATAAAAAAATCCACCTCACAGCTTCTCTTCCTTCAGATAAATCGGGTCAGTGCCGCGCGGGAACTGCAGCGCAACGTCCCTGTAATGCTGCAACCGCTCGCGGAAATACTCCTTCAGCGCTTCCGGCTGCTGCATCTCCACCTCCATGGCGATAACCGGCATATTCATACGCTCCTTGTACGCTACTCCTGACGCGGCTATATTAACGTTAATCCTGTCGCGCTCTTCTCTGCTGCGTGCTGCTAAGTTGTGTGGCATGTTTATACCCACCCGTACCCATACTTTCCGCCCTCATGCATCCACTCATGGCCGCACTCCTTGCACAGATAGAACGTATCATCAGTGCCACGACCATGAAATCTGGCACTCACTGGCTGCTTTGTAGGGTGGCTTATCATGCATGAAAGTGGGGCTTCACGCTTGCCACGTGGTTGCTTTTCACAGGCTGAACATGTCATAGAAATCCTCCGTTGCTGTTGATTCATTTATATCACCAGTTACGAAGCAAGTTGATGCTGAATTGTAAAGCTGGACTTAACGGATCACTCATCCTCCACCTTATAACCGGCTGCTCGGATGGCGTCGCGCCATTTTTCGTCATGCTCCTTGATGCTGTCCTTCACCCAGCCGATGCATTTCGTGTCTGGCGCTTTAACCGGCGGCGCAGTCAGTGCGGCCAGTGCGATTTTGATCAGTGATAACTCTTTCTCGGTGTCGCCATCAAAGCCGAAAGGTATTTCATCGCGCATCGCCTCAGAAGCAGCTATCCATGATTTAGCATGCTCAATCAGCACCTGCTTCTGCTCTTCGGTCATGGCGTCCACTCCGTCAATTCATCATAAACTGCTTCATTAGCCTCTTCCTGAGATGAAAACGGCGCATCTTGGCATTCAACTGTGACCTCAGCATTTGCTCGGCAGAATGATTTCCACGCACGCTTCCCTTGCGTCCAGCCCTTATGCCAGCCCAGATTTTTTGTCTCGGTGCGCCACGCACGGTTAGCGAGTTTCATTTGTGATTTAGGCATTCTCTTACCCCTTATGCCGCTGTCAGGCTCAATGCCGCGGCGAAAATAGCCAGATTGCAGGCAACAAAAAACCGCCCGTAGGCGGCTGTTTATAAGGAATTAAAAGGGATTAAACACCCTGTCGGTACTCTTCGTAAGAACGAGGTTTAGAGTCACCTTCTTTACGATAAGCAAGGAGTTCATTCTGCCGATCCGTAACATACCCCAGTGTTTCAGTAAGCTGACGTCGCAGAGTAGTAGGCATTTGAGGAATGCTTTGATCGCTCAGTCCATTCTCGATTTTATTCATAATTTCGAGAGCCAGGCCAATCTGCTCAGCATCCCTCAAAATATTAACGCGGTAACCCTCACGGGTCTCTTGCTCGCCTTCCAACTGGCGCGTCAGTTTATCGACCTGGCTGGCATAAGCGTCCAGTTGAGCCTGCACATCAGCCGGGATTTCACCCGTTTTTTCAGCCAGCGCTTTAAGAGCATTGATGTTATCGATCGCCTGTTGCGCCAGGTCAGTTGCAGTAGTCATATTTGGCATCCTTTGAAAAATTTTAAACCAGAAAATTTAATGAGGTTAAAAAGGCCGATCAAAATCGGCCTGAAAAGTGTCCGTTAACTGTTACGGGTGTTCGTACTGCTGAAAAGTACGCGGCACCGGGTCGCCGGGCTTTCGGAACATGGCGTTGTCGTCTTTGCGGCCTTTCAGATACATCAGGGTCTGCTTGGCCTGATACTGATCGGCTGGAGACAGGGAGCCAGCCGTACCTGCGTTAATCGCCGCGACAACTTTGGTCAGAATCTCGATACCCCAGCCGACGGCTTCGGTGGTGTCCAGAATCGCAGAGCGATACAGGGTATTGAGGTCTTGCAGGTCTTCAAATTCCTGGTCGGTATGTTCCATGGTAAATCCTCTTTCAGTTGAGTGAGTTAGGCCGTGAATTCACTCAGCCACCTTACGCGCACAGCCTGATAAAGAACAGAGAAATACTGTTTATATGTACAGTATATTTGTGTCATAAATTTGATTTAGTGCCACTTATGCGTTTACTGCGCTCTTCCAGAAAACGTATCCGGCTGCGACTGGCGCGCTGGCGAACGGATTCATAGGATCGGTTGAGTTGCCGGGCTATAAGTTTGGGTGGGATGGTTGCTGCGAGTTCTTTCAGAAGGCCTATCTCATCGGGTGACCAGCGGCGGCCAAGAGTTAACTGATTGCCACGACGCCGGTATTCAGGTGATTCCATGTTGTCTCCTGTTATTTGCTGAGTGCCTCTTCGATTTCTGCTTTACGAAGCAGATAAACATCAGTGGCCTTTTCCAGCGTTTCAGCCTCGCTTGCCAGCATGCGCGCCGCGTACTTATAGCAGCGGTCAAGCCCTGCAACGTTTTCAGCTTCAGCTGCTGCTGCGGTGAAATCGGCAAGCAGCTCATCCGGCGTGCGCGCTGGTGCACTGGTATTCGTCGCCGGGTTAATTTCGCGCTCGGGCTGCTGCGTTTCAGGCTTACTGTTAATCAGGTTGTTCAGGTCAGCGCGGCTGCGTGCCGGGGTTACGTCGCGTTCCGATCGCTGCGCCGGTTCAAACTCGTCCGGCGTGTAAACGCCGAGAATCACGTCAGGGCAGTAAAGGCGCGCCCAGTACTTAACAGCCAGATATGCCAGTTGCTGCTTTGGTGCTGTCTTCCACAGTGGGGAATTACGCGTGGTGACATACTCCATGTAAAGCGGCTCACCCCACGTGATTTCTGTTTCACCTCGCAGCACTGCGCCGACGCGTACAGACAGACCGCGCTCATTTGATGCATTTGCCGCGCCAGGCTTAAACTTCTCCCAGTCGCCGCCGTACTCGTACTTGAATCGACCCTGAACAGCGGTTGAGCTGGTGATTACCGCGTTGACCAGCTGAGCTTCATAACCCAGCGTGCCGTTAACCAGGTGCGTTTTCTGCGCCACCGCGTAGGGATTCATTCCCCACTGCGCTGCCTGTAAAGCGATTGCCAGACAGTCAGCGGGTTTACCAGACAGGTGAGCAGGCACTGTTGCTTTTCCCTGTGCCATGACTTCGGCAAAGGCCTGAAGCTTATGCAGGCCGCTTGGGCTGAAGATTGCCGCCTTGGTGTCAGCTTCATTGACTGGCGGGGTGATGATATCGTTGCTCATGCGTAATCCTTTCTCTTGGCCCAGTCCGGGCGTGTAATTTCTTCGATGCCGCCCCAGTTACCGGACAGCATGCATTCGTGATAGGTATCGAGGTTGCGGCGGAACAGGTCATAGCCCACGGCAACATCGTCCTCCTGCAGCTGGAAGGTGCGCACCGGGTACCGGCCGCAGTCGATCGCCTCGCTGACTGCGATGAAAACGAAAAGTGGATATTCACCGAAGTGTTTACTGAAGCCTTCTCGGTAATAGGCGTCCTGAACGTGATAGCGGAACTCATCAACATGTCGGGCGAAGCGGGACATATCAGCTACTTTCTTCACGTCCACAATAACGGGCTGGCCCGACAGGAACTTGTCCGGACGGATACGGCAAAGCTCGCCGGTCTGCTCGTCATTCCAGTAGATTGACGCTTCCTGATGACCTTCAGCCTCAAGCAGCCAGCGTGCCGCCGGGTGGGCGAGGGCGCTGGAGCGCATCAGTTGCAGCTTCCGGCCCTGCTCGGCATCCATGACCGCCATCCCCGAGCTTTCGCAGTCCTTCAGGAATCGCTGCTCATCGGCCTTACCTTCATTGGTTCGCCGGTTGAATGCCGGAGCCACGATAAACCGCTTATCAAACTCTTCAGGCTCCAGCAGCAGGCAATGCAGCGCCGTTCCCATATCCAGCGCCGCCTTCTTCTCATCGTCCTCCGGCGCTTCCTTGCGCCACTGGAAGATGGCCGGGTTGATAGCAATGTCGTCCAGCTGTGATTTACTGATGCCAGCACCGCGGTGATAGTCCTCGTTGCTGACGTCGTAATAGATGCCCGGCTGCATTACGCTGCCTCCTGATTTCCATGTTTATTGCGGTAAATCCCGATCGCCACTTCACGCCGCGAAACCCGCACCATCGCCTCACGCAAAAACGCCTCAGCGGCTTCGTGTTGCTCGTCGTCTTCATCGAACACCTCAATGGCTGGGTAGTCGTAATGCTTCGTCAGGAAGGCGCACAGAGCGGGCATTAACGGGTTAGTCTTATGCTGGTTCATCCGCGCATCGACTTCAGCGGCAATACACTCCAGCTCATTCTCAGGCAGGTTATCGGCGATATCCTGCACCTCGTGCCGGGCTGTTCTGTTCAGTCTCATTTCTTCTCTCCCAAACCAAGGCTTCTCAGCATCAGGTTGATGAAGGTGAAATCCTTCGAGTTCTCCAGCATCTTGCGATGACGCCCTAACTCTTCCTGCTGCTTCTGGTAAGGCAGGGTGGGTGATTGAGTCTTCACGGTTTTCCCTCCTGCGATACGACCTGTAACAGACGCTCCCAAAGCTGCTGTAAGCGGCTCTTTGGCTTCCACGACATAACGTCAGCGCCGGTGAGTTTGAAATCGAACATGGTGTTTTTGGGGCAGCCCGATGCCGCCCCAGCAATTGCGAGTTGCATGGGGATACTCCGTTGAATGGGTTAGGTTGGTGTCAAAAAGAAGGGAGCCATTGCGGCTCCCATAGGGGTGATACGTTCTGGTTATCTGAGTCCTCTAAAGGCGTTGGTGCGTAGCACCGTCAGCCGCACTCATTGAATACGGCTTGCGGTGTTACTCAATGGTTTATCACCGGCAATAAAAAAGGCCGCCATTAGGCAGCCTTTAGTGCGTACTCACGAGCCTGACGTCGATTCTTCCAGGCCAGCTGCAAATAACACGGGCGCAGGATTTCGCTATCGCGATAACGCACCGCTGACTGGCGGTACTCAAGGACTGCTGCACGGCATTCACTGGCGTAATAAGCGTTTCTGTTCATGATTACCTCACTTAAAGATATGCGTTGCGCCCTTGCGGACGGTGCGGTGTCCCGCGTTATAGATAGCCACATCCGGCAGGCATACCGATGTGCTCTCATGCCTGTCACGCAGAGAAGGGGAGATAACTGCTTTCTCTACTCTCTGGTTGCAGCTGGATAAGGTGCTGACGATGCGGCGCTCGAAGCCCTGCTGTTGCAGCTTCATGGCCCGATGCTCTACTGCGCGTTGCAGCTTCTTGCGTTGCTTGTTATTCATGTTGCCTCCGGTAATTGGCTTAGGTGATTGGATGGCCGGTGCACCGGCTTACGGCTATTAGGCCGTCTACAGTGTGATTCGCCACGTTTCGCTCCCGTCATCGCCGCCCACATCCATATTGCCAATGTGGTTAGGGGAAGCCCTGAGTCGCAAGGTTGCGCATTCATCCAATCCCAAAGCCAACTTCACTTTGGTGAGACCGAATCAGTCTCAATCTCTATTGTTAAAGAACCCGCCACTCCGTTCCCTGTGGCCTGCCAGCGTCCTGCTGATGGGATTTAATTTAGCGTTATGCTAAATGATTGGCAATAGCAAAATGCTAAATAATTTGGGTGCGGGGTTTAGCTAAATGATTTAGAAAGGAATTTAATTTTCGGAAGGGGAAATCGCAGGCACAAAAAAACCCGCGTTACACGGGCGTGAATTCGTTCAATTGGGGCAAACCATCTGTCAGCATCAGCTGACGAAAGTGATGATACGCACCTTGTAATAATTAGGAAATAGCTGCTCAACAAATTGCTATGCATTGCACGCTGCGCACAAAAAAACCCGCTCAGTGGCGGGCTCTTAGCTTTTAGGTATCAGCTTAAGTATCTGACGGAGTTGATTGCAAGCTTTCCAGATGTCGTCATGAGTGTCGCCATCCCATTCGGGCGTCATTGCTCTCTCAGCCTCGAAGTACTTTAGCCTGATATGTATCTCTGCGAGTTCGTCCCGCCTGCATTTAGCGGCGATTCGGTGAAGGCCCTCAGGTGGCGTTGGCTCCCAAGGTCTCAGGTTCAGTCGTTCTCGCTTGAAGAGTAGTGCTAATTTTTTGGTCATAGAGTAATTGTAAAAAGCCCGCTCAGTGGCGGGCTATTGGCGAGGCAGAGAAAAATATCTTATGCAGCTAACTTTTCAAGCCATAACGTTCTGTTCTCAAAAGGTAGAACTTGGCTTACGTCGTTAAAAAGCAGTATTAATTGCTGCATCTGAGAGCCAATTGCTTCATCGTCAACAACCACATATCTATTGTTGATTGCATTGTTAGCCTGATAAAGATCCATAAGTTTTCCAAGCAGTGAGTAAGCGCTATTCCATGAGCCTCCCTCTTTGATGCTTGATGTAAAAATATATTTTGGTATTTCAGTTTTTATCGTCACAGGTATAACGATGTTATGTCCACTCATGCCGCTTACCTCCTCGCGAAGAGCCATCAGAGGTGATAAAGAACTTTTAGATATCAAATCAATGACTTCCGCTTCAAACTTTTTAGATTGATTCGATGAATACCAATCGACTGACAGTGCTGAAGCGAGAATGCCTGCCCTGATAACATCAGAAGTAGCTTTGCTAAGTTCGCTCTCATCATGAGCCCATTTGAGAATTTCTCCTCTCTCGTTTAGCTCAGCGCCTTCTCGTGCAAGCATCTGCCTTATTGCGTCAAGGCGACTCTGATTAAGTGATATGCCACGAGCTTCCATATTCATAAGGGCATCACATCTGTCAGTAACCTTAAAGCTTCCATTGACCTGATGTACGAATGCGCCAACATGCTCCCCATCATCACAATAGGGAAATGGACTGATTATTCGCAAGGACTCACTGCCTATGGGAAGGCATTCATATCCGAGTCTGGAAATTATCGTTGAGCACATCATAGCAATGGAATTTGTCCCGAATCTTCTTGGGTAGGCAAAGGCAATGTTCCTTTGCACGTTACATTTAGTTTAGAGCAGAAAAAGCGCCAGTGTCCCAATAAGTCATCTGGAGCTATCTCTTGACTCATGACTAGACCTATTTCATACGGTAACGCTGACTCAAAGTAAAGGTGATAATGAGGTCCAAGAATGCTGTCAACATAGTCAGGATGCGAAACCTTAATACGGTTGGTATGCCGGTCATAAGGGTACGAATCCACACCAAAAATTCTACGGCCAAAGTACAGAGCGACCATCTGAATTTTGGGGAAATCACCATATTCGTCTGCCGGTCGCCATTGCAAAACAAACTTAAGGCCGGCCAGAGGTGACCCGCCATCATAAGGTGTGATAGCAACTTGTAGCCACATTGGTGACCTGCCGGGTGGGGGCTTTTTGCTCCACCTTATGCTGGTTACATCCACTGTTTTGGCGGAGTAAAGGACGCGATCAACATCCGACTGTAACAGGGGAGTCTCGTTTTTCTTTACCAATAGATCTCCGTTTGCCTTTCCATGACAGCCTAATGAATTAGTGATTTCAATCTAAACCTGTCTGACATTAGTCAAAATAATTTGCGGGCACAAAACCTTAAACCAACCGCATCTTGGTCTCAATCGCCACACCCAGCACCTTACAGTTGCCGTTCACCGGCACCATAGGCCACTGAGGGTTAAGACCCTTCAGATACTTCTGGCTGCCATCAATGATGAGCTTCTTAAATGTAGCCTCGTTGTCGTCAGTAAGCTTCGCCACGACCAGGCTGCCATTCACCGCTTCACGTCCTGTATCGAACAGTACGAACGTTCCTGCCGGAATACTCAGCCCAATCGGCGCAGTCATCGAATCGCCTTCCACCTGCAACCAGAAAGCATCTCCCTGCGTATGTGCGTCAGATTCAAGCCACATATCGACATCCTTAATCGTATAGGGTTCACAGGCTTCATCCCATGCGCCAGCCTGAACCTTGCTTAAAACGGGGTAGCGCGCAGTAGGCTTGTAGTCCCTAGGGTTGGAGACGTTAGCGTCAACCTGTGGTTGTTCTTCATGGATGGAATCAAGCCAGGCATTGGGCAGCTTTAAAGCCACTTCAATTTTCCTCGCCATCTTATCCCCGATGTTCCTGACGCTATTTTCGCCAAGCAGCTGACTGAATTGGGATGCGCTAATGCCCAAAAGCTCTGCGAATCCAGCCTTTGTATTGCCATCGTTCTCAAGGTGCCTCTTCAGGAGGTTGTTGAGATTGGTTTTTCTGATGCTTTTATTTTCCATGGCTTGATTCTCACACTATTTAGCAATGCGATAAATATGCGAATTGCTAAATATTGCTTGTTAGTTATTTAGCATAAAGCTAAACTTAGCTTTGTAATTAACAGGAGGCACCAATGGGTAATGAACTTCTCCGCTGGCGCAAGGAATCTTCAGCTGAAGACTGGATCAGCCTTGCTGCACTAGCGAAAACATCTGTTGGCTACCTCGACCAAATTGCATATGGATTCCGCCGAGCATCACCAGGCAAAGCCTTAGCAATTGAGGAAGCCACAAATAAATTCACCGATTACCAGCCGGTGAAGAAGGAAAGCTTAGTTTTTGCACCACAGCGCGCTTCAGCAGCTTAAGCAACACCGCTCTTTATCAATCTGACCGGAGGCTGTTTCGGCCCCCAAAAACCGAAGTGACTTGCTCACCGCAATGTCACGCAATTACTTAACCAACACAGGAATTTTACATCATGGAAATTGCAAGCTATCGCAAAAAAGCGAGAGAGATTGAAAGCCAGTTACTGAACAAACTGGCTGAACGTGGACAGGGAACACTGGCGAAAGTACTCGACCTGGACGACGCAGCTGTAAGCCGCATGAAGCGTCCATCAGGAAAGCAGCGTCACAGCTTCTTCCAGATGATGAGTCTGGCACTGGCGTATCTGGATGTGGTGTCACCGGAGTCGGATGTGGCTCAGAGGTTGTTGCGTATTGAGCAGCTACTGACAAAAGAAAAAGCCCCGAGCTGCGCAACAAACATATTGGAGGCGTAATGCTGGATATTTTACCAAACGCAGACAGGAGCGATTGCCTTGTCTGGACAGGCTCTAAAAACGACAAAGGTTATGGTCGGATTGTAGTCAAAGGCCAGTTCATTCTTGCCCATCGGTTTGCTTATTGCGTAGCTGTTGGTCTGACGCTTAAAGAAATCGAAGACCTTGTGATCAGGCATCGATGCGATAACCCATCCTGCATTAACCCTACGCACCTAGAAACCGGCACTCCCATGGATAACGTGATGGACAGGGTTGCCCGTGGACGGTCAGCGAGTGGCGAGTGTAACGGTCACGCAAAATTAACCGTTGAACAGGTTGAAGAAATAACTTCGATTTATATCGCGAGACACCCTGAATTTGGTGGTGCGGCATTAGCCAGGAGGTTTGGAGTTAATCAGACAACGATTAGCAAAATAATCATCGGAAAGCGATGGAAGCTTAAAAAGAAAAAAGGCCAATGAAGCAGCAACTTCAAAGGCCTGATGCGAAATGACTGGATCAATTCACAGGAGTAATAATACATGAAACCCGATAAACATGAAAGATTTGCCCGACTCAAAGAGCAGGCCCGAGAGCAGTTTTATCGCAGCATTTCTCAGCTTGGTGCCAGCAAGTTAAGCCAGTGCCTGAAAGAAGCAAAGACTCAGGAGAAGGGCAAATGAGCAACGTAGCGTATGCAACATTCGGGGCTGTTCAGCAGCCCGTGGAGCGTAGAGTGGCCGATACCGATGATGGATATACCCGCATCGCTAACGAGCTACTGGAATCAATTGCTAGCGCCGATTTAACCGCTCGCCAGTTGAAGGTTCTCCTGGCAGTAACACGGAAAACCTATGGCTTCGGTAAGAAAGTAGATCGCATTGCTGATGAGCAGATTGCCAGCATCACCGGCCTATCCCGGCAGAACGTCAACAAGGCAAAAAAAGAACTGCTTTCAATGAATTGCCTTCTCATGGAAGGGAGCAAAATCGGCATCAACAAGGAAGTCTCTGCATGGAATTTCAGTAAGAGTCTCCAGGTTAGCAACCTTGTCTCTAAACCAGAGACAAATAAAGTCTCTAAGTTAGAGACAAATGATGTCTCGAAACTAGAGACACACAAAAGAAACTCTTTAAAGAAAAAAGAAACCCCTATATCCCCAGAGGGGAATTTGTCCGTTGCTGAAGAAAAACCAAAGCGCCAGACAGTCAGCAAATACAACTTCGACCGTGACCGCCTGAAAGACACATGGAACCGCAAAGCCGAAACCTTCGGTCTGCCTAAAATCCTCAGCATCAGCGCAACGACCGAGAAGGGCATCAAGCGTCTGTACGACTCCCACCTGAAGCACTGCAAAGAGACCGGGCGACCGACCCAGCAAATCGACACCTTCGTGAACGGCTACATCGAGTTTGGCTATCAGCCAACTGAGTGGGCCTGCGGTGCGAATCCTGGCGGAAAGCGTTACGGCATCGACACGGCGCTGACCCAGAAGAAAATCGACGAAATCATCAGCCAGGAGGCCTGAAATGGATAGTTTAGACTTCGAGCAGCAGCTGGTTGGCTCTATGATGGTCAAAGGCGATCACATCGACTGCCGCGACATCGCCGCAAAGCTTCCCGCTGAGGCGTTCTCGAATCATCACCTGCGCCAGATTTACACCGTCATCTGCCGGTTCATCGACAAATGCGAACCGATTGACCCGTTCACTGTTGGCGCTGCCGTGCCGGAAGACACGCGTGATCACGTCATGACCGTTGGTTTCAAGTGCAAGACCGCTGCGAACATCAAAGCCTGGGCCAAACTGGTTCGCCAGTGCTGGATGCTCCGCAAGGGCGCAGCAGACCTCACGAAGGCCGCTGAGATGCTTGCTAACGCCAATACGCAGAACATCAACGAGAGCATTGCCGAAGCAACCGGCATCATCTCAAAGCTTCAGTTCGAAACCACTGACCGGCTGCCACGCCGCATTGGCGACATGCTGACGGATTACATGCAGGTGCTGGAAAAGCGCATGGAAGGGCAGGAATCGGGCCTCTACCTGAAAACCGGCATCGAGGCGATGGACGAAGCTTACGGCGGGTTCGATCGCACTGACCTGATTGTCATCGCTGGCCGGCCGGGAATGGGTAAGACAGAGCTGGCAATCAACATCGGTAACTCAATCGGCCGGCAGAAGGGCAAGGGACTGATGATTTCGATGGAGATGTCAGACATGCAGGTTGTTGAGCGCTTCGTCGCAGACCGTGGCGGCATCGCACTCGGCTCATTGCGTAACCCGCTGGACATGATTGATGAGCAATACACCCGCCTGACAAACGCCTCCGCACAGCTTCAGGAAGAAGACAACTACGTGCTGGATGAAACGCTTAGCGTTGACGAAATCATCGCCCATGCAGAGCGCATGAACATGGATGGCGGGCTTAGCTTCGTGTCGATCGACTACCTTGGCCTGATGAAGAAACCAAAGGCTGAACGTAACGACCTGGCGATTGCCGAAATCACCCGCAAGCTGAAACAGTTCTGCCTTCGCAACAAAGTCCCGGTCATCCTCCTGTCGCAGCTTAACCGCGGCGTAGAGGCGCGCGCTGACAAGCGACCAACGATGTCTGACCTGCGAGAATCGGGTGCCATTGAGCAGGATGCTGACGTGATTATCTTCCCGTACCGGGACGAGGTTTATCACGACAACAGCGACCTGAAAGGGATTGCGGAAATCATCGTCGGTAAGTACCGATCAGGCCAGCCTCAGACGTTTTACATGGGCTGGAAAAATGGTCACTTCATCAACATCGATCAGACCGATGTGGCTCAGCAGTATTCCGACAACAAAAACAAAGAGCAGCCGGCCAACGACTGGCGCTATGGAGGTCAGCAATGATTCATGAGCTGAAAATTCTACCGCAGCACTTCGCACCTGTTTTGGACGAGCTGAAAACTGCGGAGTTACGTAAAAGCGACCGGCCATTCAGCGTTGGCGATACCTTGTTGCTCATGGAGTGGGATGGCGATTACACCGGCGACGCATGCGAAAGAGTGATAACTCACATTGCTGACGTTGGCGACTACCTGCCGGGCTATGTATTACTGAGCATTATGCCATTTAAGGAGCATGCTGATTTACCTCATAAGTCCAGCTATACATGCCCTAACTGTGGTCACGATGGATGGTCTGCAAACTGTGACCACTGCATCCCTTACTGAGATAACCGTATGAACAAACTAACCGCTGAGAAGTGCTGCCAGCTACTGGATTCGCTCAACTCAAATGGCATGAGCGTTCTTGAGGGGTATTACGTTGAAGCCCTTGAGATTGCACTCCCCATACTGGAGCAGCAGGAGCGGGGTGATGGTGGCTGGATTGAGTGGGGCGGAGGCCAATGCCCTGTTGCTGATGACCAGCGTGTCCATGTTCAGTTTAGGGATGGAGAGGTAATCAGTGACGCTGACGGCTATTGCCTCCGCTGGAGTCATAAAGGCACTCCGCGCGACATCATCGCCTACCGCATCATCCCGGAGCAGCCCACCAATCAGAACGGAGAACAGTGATATGGGTAAACCACAAGATTCAGACATCATCGCCGAACTTCAGGGTGTAGGTCGTGACGGAAAACCAACGTATTACATCAGGAATTGCTTATTGTGGGACGGTCACGAAATTACGACCCAGCAACTGAGGACGAGGCTCAAATACTTAGAGGAGAAGGGGCTTGTAAAGCGCGTCAAATCTCCCTTCTTTAAAAACAACATTAGCTGGGGTTTGGTATGAACAACGTAATCCCCTTAAAACGCTCTGAGCACGTCATATCAGACGCTGAACTGGATAAGCTGGCAAATGACCTTGCTGTTATCGCCACGCGCTATGCAGGCTTTATGTCACTCCCTGCAGCTATCCGCAAAACCCTTAGCGACGCATTAAAGCGAGACAAGCGCGATGGAGAAACAAACCTACATCCTGCGGGATAACCGAATACGGCAAAACTGCCTAGAAGCCATCCAGCAGATATCAGCGAATAACCAAACCCCTCTCGTAGTAACCATCTCCGAACGAACCAGATCCCTCGAACAAAACGCTCTCTTATGGGCTTGCCTGCATGACGTATCAGAGCAGGTTATCTGGCATGCACGGAAGCTGGCTCCGGAGAGCTGGAAGCACCTGTTTAGCGCGAGCTTAAACGGACAGGAGGCGGTGCCTAATCTGGCAGGGAATGGCTTTGTGGTGCTCGGTAAATCAACAAGCAAAATGCGCGTCAGTGAGATGCGAGATTTAATCACCTTAATCCATGCCTTCGGTGCCGAGCACGACGTCAGATTCAGCGACGAGTCAGCGCGTGCGGCTGAATGGGCAGGAAGATTCGGGAGTAAATCATGAGCAAAATCAAAGCAGCATTGCTGGGCATTCTCTCTGACGGGAAATGGCATCAGACGTCAGAGCTTATAGGACCGGTATGTAAGTCCTGCCGCACCAATCGGGCAAATGTGTCTAACACCCTCAGCACCCTATGTGGCGGGCATCACGTAGTAAAGGAGCACATCACCGGCGCAAAACACAATTCATGTCGCTACAGGCTGGCAAACGAGCAGGCAGGCTTTGGCGTCAGTCCGGTCATGGCAGATTTCAATCAGCTACTGAGAGCCGCAAGGGGGCAACATGCGCCGCACTAAATCGCTCTGGGAGAGGATGGAGAATCACGCCGTCTACCACACCAAATCACGTCGCAAGAATCCAACCACAATTCCCCCAGCCAGCCAGGTCAGCACCTTCGATTATGTCGGCGGACTGGTGCAGGCCAAATGGAATCGACTGAGGAAGACGCGATGAAAGAACGCTGCTGCCGCTGTCACATAGCACTCACCTCAGAAGACAAGTACTGGTATGGAGCATCATGTGAAAACTGTGAAACAGATTACCGGTTCGAGCAGGCTGAAATGCATCAGCCAATCAAATCTGCCTACTGGCGCTGGCGTGCAATCTGCTTCTGTATGCGCTGGCTGTGGTGCTCTATTGCTGGATACCGAAGTATACGCCTGTGGCTCATGCCTCGACCCGTGGCTGCTACTCGATCCGAACTTCGACATGACAGGAGAAAGTGATGGCTAAAGGCATCAAGCCGAAGCCGAAGAAATGCAAATGCTGTCCTGAAAAGTTTATCCCCCGCAATAGCCTCCAGACCGTCTGTTCTCCCAAATGTGCCATCCAACTCGCTAACCAGATATCCGAGCGCAAGCAAAAGCGCCTGGAGAAAGAGCAGCGCGCCGCATGGAACAAACGCAAAGCCGATGTTAAGCCGTTAAGCCACTGGATGAACATGACCCAGCGGGCATTCAACGACTACATCAGGGCGAGGGACGGGAATATCTGCATCAGCTGTGGCAGCACAACAGCAGTGAGCTATCACGCCGGGCATTACAGGACAACAGCGGCGGCTTCGCAGTTACGCTTTAACGAAGATGGGTGCCATAGCCAGTGTGCAGCATGCAACGTGCATCACTCCGGCGCGATTGGTCCATACAGAATCAACCTCATCACCAAAATCGGCCTTCAGCGCGTTCTGGCGCTCGAATCAAACAACGAACCTCACCGATACACCAGAGAAGAACTGGACGGCATTCGTGCGCGTTATAGGGCGGCTCTGCGTGAACTGAATAAGCAAAGAGAGGCAGCATGAACGAAATTCATTATCCCATTTCAACAGCGGCTGTTTTCGACGACTTCATATTTCCTATTGACCTGGAGGGACCGCATCAGATTGAGCAGGAACTCGCTCTGGCAGTTGCATGGTTCAGTCGGTGGTGCAACGAAGAGAAGATGGTTGTGAAGGCAAAGATGCTGGTCAGCTTCTGGGGGCTTTACCTGACCTACGAGCAATCTATGGAGCGTGCAGCATGACCGAATACCTCAGAGAAAAGTGGCTCCGCCTTCGCATTCTAAAGATGCGCGGCATGTACGAGAGCAACTACCGGATAATCCGGAACACGGCGAAGATGATGGGGGTTAAGCATGCGCATTGAGCGTGACTATCAGCAAATCGTCAGGCTGTCAGGCGTCAGGACAGCAGCGGACATGCGCCGGTTATTCGGCAATGGATGGAAGACCATCAACAAATCGCAGCAGGCATGGGTCAGGCATCTGCTGGGCGTATGGGGCGATCACCTTGGCGGGGAAGATTACGACCGCGCAGAGGTTAACGTGATTGGCCGGCTGATGATGCGCTGTGAGTGGAGTGAGCAGAAGGGCAAGCAGATAGAGAAAATCGTGTCACAGCTGCATTGTGAAGGGCTGCGTGGTGAAGAGTTATTCCGCAAGGCGCGTGACCTGCTTATCCCTCAGTCATCAACGGCAAACATCATCGCTCTCGCCAAAGAATCAGATGATGCCGCCTTTGTTGAATCAGTCATGGTAAAGACATTCGGAAGGGATAACCCGCTTCGGAACGTAGCCAGATTACGATACTGCAAGCGCAAGAGCGTGCAAAATATCGGCTCATCCCTGATTTATTACTGCAGCATCTCACCGAAAGAGGCCCGAAACAGAATGGAATGGGCGATGGATATCATCGAAGGAGAAATGTTTTACGCAATTAAGCGAGAAATGGAGAAGGAGATTCTTAAAATTGCAGCGTGATTATACAAAATAGCACGAAATGACAAAGACAAAGGGCATGTAACCTGGCACATTAACGGCATGATCGGGAAGTGAAGCGAACAGATCGAAGCTTCTACGGTCAGTTGCATAAATGTGGATGCCAAGAAGCCTCGCGACCTCACCAGTCGGCGGGGCTTTTTTATTTCTATACCCCACAGGGGATAAGATTCACCGCATACCCTGTAGCGGATAAGTAACTTCACTAAACTATTTCAAAGGTCAGTCATAGAGCTGGCCTTTTTTCGTTTCAGCGCCCAAGGATTTCCCTCTGAGTTCTTCCTGTGTCTTTTCACTCGGGTGCTTTTTATTCTCACAGCATGAAG